CGGTATTTTATCTTACAAAAATATTATTACGTCATTAATCAATAGACGTACACAATTACGAGTTAACATTATGGCTAACAAGGATTTGTTCAAGCAAGCTATTGCTGATGCAAAATCTATCCGTGAGGCTGCTATCGCTAACGCTAAAGCTGCTTTAGAAGAGTCTATTACTCCTGAGTTGAAAGAACTTTTAGCTCAACGTCTCCAGGAAATGGAAGAAGAAGTTGAGGAAGAGGTAATCGCTGAAGAGGAAGTTTCTGTTGAAGAAACTATCGAAGAGACTATTGAAGAAGTAGAAGAAGTAGTTAACGAAGAAGACGAAGAGGAAGCAGAGGATGATTCAGAAGAATCTGAAGACGAAGCTGACGAGGAAGAAGATGCAGAAGGTGAAGAGCCTGCTGGTGATGAAGAGATCGCAGACAGTGATATGACTGTAGATGATCTTAAAGACATGATCCGTGACATCTTATCTCAAGAAATGGGTGACCACGAAGAGGAGGATGCTATGGAGGATGACATGGAAGCTGACATGGAAGCAGACGATATGGCTGGTGCCGATATGACTGCTGCTGACGATGAAGAAATTAACTTAGAAGAGTTGATGGCTGAATTGGCTGAAATGGCAAAAGATGAAGAAGTAGTAACTGAAGAAGAGACTACTGAAGAAGAAGTAATCGCTGAAGAAAATCATATGGAAGAAGAAGATCATATGGAAGAAGGAGATTACGGAATGGAAGAGGAAACGATGGATGAAGGGTTCATGAGTATGATGAAAAAGATCTACAATGATCCTGAAGTATTGGGTAAACTTATTACTGTTGATGGTAAGAAAATGTCTTTGAAAGACTTCTTAGCAATGGCAGGAGGTGCAACTGCAGGCTCTATGGCTGGCGGTGGTCAACCTAGCTCAACTAAAACTCCTGGTTCCGGTGTCGCTGAAGCTGACTTAAACGAAGCTTTAGAAACTATCGAAACTCTTCAAAAAGAACTCAACGAAACTAACTTGTTGAACGCAAAATTGTTGTACGTAAATAAAGTATTCAAAGCAAACAACTTAAACGAGTCTCAGAAAGCAAACGTTATTGCAGCGTTTGATAAAGCTGAAACAGTTAAAGAAGTTAAGTTAGTATTTGAAACCGTAAGTGAAAACATTCCTTCTGGTAATAAGAAAGAAGTAGTTAGAGAGGCAAAAGGATTTGCTTCTGCTGCTGTAGGAAAATCTGATAAACCAGAGGTAATTACTGAAGCTAACGCGGCTGTTTTACGTATGCAAAAACTTGCAGGAATTATTAAATAACATTTGTTAAAAAAACTAATCATGGATTTAAACAATCTTTTAAACGAATCAGCACAAGGCTTTAAGTCTTTGCAAGCTGATGCCGCTAGATTGGCTGAAAAGTGGACCGCTACTGGTCTTTTAGAAGGTCTTTCTAACGAGCAAGAAACAAACTCTATGGCTATGATTCTTGAGAATCAAGCTAAAGAATTAATCAAGGAAGCTTCACAAACTGGTACTGGAGGTTCATTCTCTGCTGGCCAAGGTGAGCAGTGGGCTGGTGTAGCTCTTCCATTGGTAAGAAAGGTATTCGCTCAGATCGCTGCTAAAGATTTCGTATCTGTACAGCCTATGAACTTGCCTTCTGGTCTAGTATTCTATCTAGACTTTAAGTACGGTACTGCTGTAAACGGTAGAGCTGCTGACGCTAACATGTATGGTAACGTATCTACTGCTAACGATAAGATGGCTGTTGACGAAGCTGTATCAGGTGGTTTATACGGTGCAGGTCAGTTTGGATACTCAATCAACTCTGCTTCTGTAGACTTAGCTACTGATAACGGTGTTCACTCTGCTGCTACTTCAGCTTCATTGAACTACCAAGACGGTTTACTACCTTCTGACTACGACGTATTCACTGTAGACTTTACCGGTTTTGAATTCGACAGTAAAGGTGTTAGAGCTTTCAGACTATTGTCTGGTTCAACTGACGTTACTTCTAACCCAGAATTGACTACAGTATCTGGCAACAGTGTATCATTCGTTGTATCTGCTTCTTTAGTTACTGCTGATACCGACATTACCGTAGGTTCTGTCATCTACCACAAGCAACCAGCTGACAATTCAAGAGGTGACTTCGAGGACGGAACTAGTGCTAATGGTACTATCTCCATCCCAGAAATCAACGTAGAGTTAGCTTCTGAAGCTATCGTTGCTAAGACTCGTAAGTTGAAAGCACAGTGGACTCCAGAATTCGCTCAAGATTTGAACGCTTACCACAGTGTAGATGCTGAAGCTGAATTGACTTCTATCCTTTCTGAGTACATCTCTATGGAGATCGATCTTGAGATCTTGGATATGTTGATTCAAGATGCAGCTACTACTGAAAGATGGTCAGCTGTTTCTAACAAAAACTGGGCAAACGGCGCATGGTCTACATCAGCTGCTGGTTCAGGTGGTTTCTACAACACTCAAGGTCAGTGGTTCCAGACTCTTGGAACTAAGATCCAAAAAGTGTCTAACAAGATTCACCAAAAAACTCTTAGAGGCGGTGCTAACTTCATCGTATGTTCTCCAGAGGTTGCAACTATCTTGGAATCAATTCCTAGATACGCTGCTCAAACTGACGGTGACAAGATGGACTTCGCAATGGGCGTTCAGAGAGTAGGAAGCTTGGCTTCTAGATTCAAGGTATACAAGAACCCTTACAT